TGTCAAGTCTCATGTTTGTCAAGCTCATATCACGAATGTCTCCAAATCGTTATAATTGGGTGGGGGCACAATAAAACCGGCCACCAGGGGGCGGTGGCCGGCTTATTGTGGTGGGTGGTTATTCATTATACGTTTTCAAATTCCAGGATAACGCGCTTAGGTAAGCTAGTAAACAGTCATGTCTTAAATTCCTTCCAGAGCTTTTCAGCATCTTTCAAATCTTCATCAGCTAGTAGTGTGTCTTCTCGCATCACTGCCATTGTTAGTGCCAGGTAGATGATGCGTTCTTCATCTTTGCTGAGAAACCATTCAGCCATCACACAATCTCTACACTATCGCCGCGCTCCTGGTGGTTTGTTCGGTGTACCCATACAGCATTTTCGATCAATGTCTTATTTTCGGAGTCAATGGAGAATTTTCCACAACTGCATTCCGCGAAGTGTGTTGTGGGGAAATCAACATCTACAAACATGGTCCACACTTCAATTTCGTAGTCCATTGTGGCGCTCCTAGCGGGTGTAGGTGATGTAGTGGTCATCATTGGGTATCGGTGTGACGGTGACGGCCGGTACTGGTGCCTGAATCCAGTAGGTGACGCCTGGGTTGCGGCGGCGTAGCATGCGGAGCCGGTTGTTGGCGGCTTCGATGGTGGCACAGTTTGATTCGACTGCTACCGTCACACCGACACTCTCAATGATTTTGAACATACTTTATTGTACCATCATAATGGGCTAGGCGCGTAGCCAATTGCCGGTCATTACCAACCATGATGTTGTGGCAATGGTGCCGGATGATACACCCAGAAGTTTGATGGTTCCCGCTCCGGGCTGCACCTGCCATGATGATGTTGGACCGCCACTGCCGAAAATGCCCACGTGTTGCCTGTTGTACTGCGGCAGAAATTCGGCTGGGATGGTGGCAACGTCCACGTTGCCGGCCGTGAGCCCCTTGATAGCGCCCTCAAGGTATACGGCGTTCCCGATGCGGCGGATTCGTGGGATGGTGTCAGATGCGTAGGTTACTGCCGCTCCCAGGAGACCGAGAGCAACCCAGCCGGTGTCATGCACGTAGGTGGCTGGTGTGGATGATTTGACACGCACACCGCCCAGGGTGTTGTGCACGGTAAGCACGGTTTTTGATTTGGTGATATCTGCCGGAACACTGTTGACAACATCCATTGAAACAAGTTTGCCGTTGAGCGTGCATCCTGCTTCATTTTCATAGGTGTATCCGGCTGTGTCGGTAATTAGGCCCGGCTTGATGGCGTTGACGGCGCCGGCGTAGTCGGCGCGGGTGTATTGATGGATGGTGACTACACGGCCGGCGAGATTGTACACGGTGATGGTGGGGTTTGTACCTGCCGCGCCCTGGAGGAGAAAAATGTAACCGGAGTTCAACACCAAACCCTGGTTTTTGGCGGCTGTTTCGTTGCTTGTTTCAACATAAATGGTGGTCAATAATGAAGGCGTGCCGGCTTGGACTGATGCCCAGTCATAAACGAAAATACGTTTAATGGTTTCGTTCCGCGCGTCGGTGGTAATAAGGGTGTTTCCTTGCACCGATGCCTTCCACAAACCGTTAATTGCAATTTGCGGTCCCAGCGTGCCAAGGGTGTAGTTGTAAATGTTGTAGGTGTTTTCTGTTGCGGCGACACCGGTTCTAACAAAGAAACACAATTCGCTATTTGCGTTGTAGAACCACGGCATACCTTCTGTGTATGCACCGTTATCGGTGGTAATGGATTTGGAAGATTTCAGTGTTCCATCCATATTGCGCACATCAATGCGCAACCATGTTGTACCCTGGTTCGCTACGTAGATTTCTCCGGCGTCGGCGTTGATGGATACACCCTGCGGGTAGGTGGCTTCAGTGCCCACCGGCCGGGTGTCCCAGGAGCAGAGAATGTCAATGCTGTTGAGGTAGGCGAGCGGGTCGGCGGCACCGGCAATGGCTGCCTTGTTCGCCGCAATGGCGTTGTTGTTGGCGGTAATCGCCGTGGTGTTGCCAGCAATCGCTGTGGTGTTGTTGGCAATTGCCGTGGCGTTCCCCGCAATCGCGGTGGTGTTCGCGGCAATCGCCGTACCGTTTGCCGCAATCGCTGTGGTGTTGGCGGCAATCTGGCCGGTGTGGGTGGCGACGGTGGCGGCGGTTGCCCGCACGGTGGGATCGGCGGCAACAGCATACGCCACATCGGCCTGGGTGGGCGGCGGTCCGGGTGCGCCGGGTGCGCCGGGTGCTCCGGTGTCGCCCTTTTGTCCGGGTACGCCGGCGGGCAATGCGTCGAGTGCCGCCCACCATGCCGGCTCTGGTGCGGCGTCAGGTGCGAGGGTGTCAGGATCTACGCGCACCAAATCCGGGTAATCCTCACCGGCCGTGTTGGGTACGGTCACGTATTCTGTGGTGCGTGATGCCCCGGTGATGACTACCGTCACCCGCCACGCCCAGTCGGGGGCGGTGGGGTCAAGGTTCACGGTCACGGTGCCGGTGGCGGGTAGCTCCACGGTGAAGGGAACCGGCAACACCACGGTATCCGGTTCGCCTTCGATGGTGCGTTTCCGGGTGGGTGCGCACGTGATGGTGCCGGAGAGCGGGACGTTGCCGGCGGCTGATGGTTTGGCGTATTTGAATCTGATCTGTGTCATTTGTGCCGTTCGCAATAGTAGTTGCCGAAATCATTGGGCAGGTCATCCACGAGTGTTGCACACTCCCCGCACTTGTGCAGAATGATAACCGCCCGCGCCATTAGTGGTTTACCGTGACGTTGTTCGGCGGGTTGGTGGGAGTCGCGCCCATGGTCTGGTATTTGCGCCATTCTTCAAGGCTTATCAGCCGGTACTCATGCAAACCCAACGTGATGGCGTGGTCACTTACTTTTGCCTGGGTCTGTTCATGCAATTTTTCATTCTTCTTGAAGAAGTGGGTGAGGAATGGAAAAATGCACAGCGTTATCAGGATGCCGGCAATACCCGCCCATGAGGGGCTGGCGGGCGCTAGGTTGGCTACACTCTCCATCGGCATCATGCGCTGTGCTCCCCTCCGCGCCGCGTCGGCACGAGATAGCCGCCGGCCAGTGCCAGGACAAACGCGAAACTCCCCTGAATGCCGACAGGTACGGTGATGCCGGCGAACTGTTCCAACAGCCAACAGATGATGGCGGCTACTGCCGCACCACCGCCGGCACCGGCTGTGACCGGCCCAACAACTTTTGCGTCTGGTGTGCTATTCAATTGTGTCCCCTAGTGTTTAGCGTTTGAAAATTTCGGTGAATGCGTTGCGTGATTTGGAGCTATCGAAATAGGTTGAGCCGTTGCGCCATGCTGTGCGCAATACCTGAACCATACGGTCATTGTACGTGATGAACGTTTTATTGTCAGCCATCCTGTCAGGCAACATGGTAAAGATAGATTCTTCTTTTGGCCGGCGCTCCTGAACAAAAAACTCTTGGTTTGCCCAACTCGCCCACACAGAGAATGTACCTTGTTTCGTCTCGATTGTGTAATTGTATTTGGCGTCGGCTGATTTTTGCCGGATCAAGTTGTTTCCGTTGTCTTTGAACTCACTACCCACTGCGTAATTCGCGTACTCTGTACCCTGGATGAATTTACCAAACTTTGTTTGGTACACCTCATTGTTGAAATCTTTTGCATCGACAAAATGGCAGAGGCCGAAGTTGTCAACACCAAAGGTGAACAACTCCCCTACTTCATCAGGCTTGATATTGTACGCCAGAAAATAGGGATTCATGATGCTGACAGAGTTGGCCAGAAAAAATACTTTTGTCTTGTCCATAAACCGGTCAACCGTTACATAAAAGTTCTGGAATGCGTCAGCCTCATTTGACAGGTAATGTGTGGTGCCCTTTTCAATGATAAATTCATCAAAGATAATTGTCTTTACCTTCGGGAATGAGACACCCTTCATTGACTGTCCACGCGACAACGGAACAAAGTACCCAATTGTTGACCATGCTCGTTTCTTTTCATCCCGCGTTTCGGCGGGTGCCATTTCCGCCAACCACCCATTAGTGCGGAAATCATGCTCAGGGAACTCGTGTTCAATGTCAGCAAAGAATGTTTTCGATGACGTCTGCAATTCCTCCTTGTAGCGGCGCACAAAAACAAACTGTTCACCGTTCCTGATGGCTTTACGCAATACGTGCTTCTTTGCACCATACGTTTTACCCAAACCACGCGAACCAACCAGAAAATTGAACGTGGCATTATAGGAATGGATTTTATCGAAATTGTAGTAGCTTTTCGGGGCTGTGGCTGTGCTCATTAGACGCTTACACCGTGTGCTCTCAGAATGGGGAGGGGATCAACAAATTGCACCCCGTAATTGTAGGGCGGGGGCCAGGGGTTCGCGTGGTTGCCAATACTCATTTCAAAGTGACAGTGGGTGCCGGTCACGTTGCCGGTGGCACCCTCGATGAACAGTTTTGTGCCGGCCGTCACAGTGTCACCCACGTGCACCGACAGTGATTCGTCGGCACCGTGGTAATACGCGAACGTGTACGCGCCGTCGAGTGTGTGGCCCTTCACAAACGTGCCACCGGTGGCGTTGCCGCCCTCAAACGCATCCACCGCCATCGTGACCACCATGTCGGTAACGGAGCGGACCACTCCCCCGGTAGGGGCGGTGGTGGTAGAAAAATCCGCGCCGTAGTGGAAACCGCCGGCGCGCATCCCGAATCCGCTGGTCATCACCGCGCCGGCCAGCGGGTGCACCCACGAACCGGCCGGCGGCGGGTCAGTGGGATCACCGGGCGGCACCCACGGATCATACGTCTCCGGCACTTCACCCGTTGCGGCGCGCGGCAGAAAACGGCCGCGCCCATCCGGGTACGCCAAAGCCGTCTTACCGTCGGTGTAATGAATGTGTAACTGATTCCCCACCCTCTCAAGGTAGCGAATAGTCGAATAATCAATAGGCATGTACCTACGGTACACGTCCTTTAGCACACTCTGCTAATGAAACAACAAAGCCCCGCACTCTCCTTGAGTGCGGGGCATTTGATTGTTTAGGCCGGGCCGGCGATTTCGTGATTCACCGCAAGGGGCGTTTCGTACACGTCATAGTAGGTGTAGCTGATTTGGTAGGGGTACTGGAATGGCGGGCACGTTGCGTCGAACCTGTTACCACGTACCAACTTATTCCCGAATGCCCTGATTCCGAAAACGTTGGGCGAGCCTGGAACGTTGCGGCTGATGCTGTTGTTCTGCACAATTGCCGCCGACAATGAACCGAACGACATTGCGGAGGGTGCCGAATCCTTGAACGTGCAATTGACCACGGTCAGATTCTTTGCCGGCTGATCTCCGCCGGTGGCGTGAATGTCGTAAATGCCGGTGGTGTGCCCGGAAAAGTGGCAACTGTCAAATGTCACATCTTCGGCCAAGAAATGCACCAAAGCATTCGCGCTACTCGCGTAGTTGAATGTCGGATCGGAAATGAAGTGACAATTGTCGAAGTTCAGTCCACGGTACGCTCCAATAGCCGCGTTGTGGTACTGGACACCGGCCGGTGTCTGGTCATCGGGCACATCACCGTCAGTCTGATCCACGCCACCGAAAAACACGCGGCGCGGGAACCGGAACGTACAGCCGGACAACTGCACATTTTTCGCCGTGAGTGACGGCACCGCCGGAGCGCCAGGGTAGTTGACATGGTGCCCGATGTGTCGCGCCGAAAAGTTCACTTCGTTGTATTCGGCCACACAGCCGATAAGGCGCACCATCCGGCCGGCGGACATGTTGCCGTGCGCCTTGACCTCGAAACCGTGTGCCGAGTCGGTGGCGTAGCAATCCGTTGCCGTCACGTTGTACGAGTAATCATCAAATTCAAACCCGTTGGAGTTCACATATTTGGTGTCGTACTTGTGCCGGGTGCCCAGGGCGCGGCACCGGGTGAAGTTGATGATGCCGGAACCGTGCGTGGTGAAGCCATCATCCCCATACCCCTTCGCGGTGCAGTCGGTGACGCTGATCTGTTCCGATGGTCCGGGGATGATGGCACCGTCACCCGCGTTGCCGTACACCGGGGTGGTGATGTCGAAACAGTGCTGAACGGGGTTGTAGGAATGGATTTTTTCGATGTGCACGGCGGTGGCGTTCACCACCGAAATGTTGGTTCCATAGATACCACCCTGCCCGGTGGGGTCGGTACGGTTCGACTCGTTGCCGTCAAAACTGAAGTGGCCGATGCTGGTCTGTGTCACACCGGCCGGGGTGACAAAGCCACGGTTGCCGCGCGGCGCGGCCGCGTTGATACGAAAAATGGTGGCACCGATCCCGGCGGCATGGAAATGGTTTCCTGATGCCTGAACCGCTTCACCCAGGAACTCGCACGTGCCGGCCGGTGCGAGGACGGTGCCTACGGTCTGTACGGCGAGTCGCAAGCCGGCGGTGTTCTGTGCCACGATGGCCGGCGTCCACACGGGTGCGTCGAACACCACATTGAACGGCGGTTTGGTTACGTCATAGAACACCGGGTGGCCGGCGTTCGCCTGGGAATCCAGCCAGAGGCCCAGGGCGGCGTGCGTGGCCGATGCGGTGTCAATAATCAGATCGGCCATTGCTTCATCATTGAGTGTCCGGAGTTCCGCCACGATGTTTGCCATGAACGCGGTGAAGCGTTCATCCCAGGTGGCCAAACCTTCGTTGAACTCGGTAATGATGCGGTTCAATTCTTCGTTGAACTCCACCCGAAGATTCTCATTCACGTACACCCGTAGGCGTTCCAACAGTTCGACATGTTGCATGCCGGTGCTGTAGGTGAATGGCTGAATGTTGTTGAGCGGTCCTACTCTAAAAGCCGAACCCGCCATAAATCCCGAAATACCCATAGCCGCGTGCCCCTTCAAATTCGTTGTCTGTTGTACCCCAAATACCCATGAACAGGGTTTCAAGTTGGTTGATGACGTCCATATCGGTATTCACCATTGTTGCACGCCATTCGGCTATAAGGATTGCCGCGCTCCCCTGATAGCCGCTGGTTTCCGAATCCACGGTGCCGGCGTTGCTGTTGGTCTGTGTTTCGCCGCTGGTGCCTTCGGCCGTGGTTTCTGAGATGTTGTCCTGGGCGGCTTCGGCATAATCGCCGTTCCCTTGGAGCATCATCTGCGGCAGGTTGGATGATACGGCGCGGGATTTACCGTTGCTCTTACTCGTGGTGTTGCCTGAACCGGTCACGGTGCCGTTGGATTCGGTGCCGGATACTGTTTTGACTGACATTGTTTTCAGCGGGTCGAACTTCACCCTTGAGGCCTCATACTGCTGGTTCCAGTAGGGCATGATTTCATTCATCTTGCGCCGCATGAACAAACGGAACAGGGAAATGGTTTCGGTGCAAATTTCCCGGTTCCAGAAATGCTCAATGATTTTTTGGTTCAGCGCCGTCCGGTATTCTTCATCGAAAATTGGGTAATCATTCAACCCAATATCCGACTCAATTTCCAGCACGTGCCGCAACTCCATTGTGAAATCAGCCATTAGCTAACCGCCTTAATCTGTGGTGTGCCCGGTGCCGCCGGAGCACTCGCCGTCCCTGGAATGGTGGTGTCTACCATGTCGTCAAAGATGACGTTGATGTTGAGGTCAAACATTTTGTTGATTTTGTCGGCGGCGGATTTGCGCGCCTTCAAGTGAATGTTGCGCGATGCCTGGACCTGTTCATCATTGGCCGATACTTCATCGGTGACAAGTCTTTCTTTCTTGTCCTGGTTCGCATTGTTGAGACCCAACAACCCCATACATTCGTTCCATTCTTTGGATTTTACTTCCAAAAGTTTGGGCAGGTTTTCGGGGTGTGCGCCCACGTCGAGTGCCTGAACCGCGCCAACGTCGAGTTGTGTGGTGCCGAAAATGAACGGGTCGCCCTGCTCAACCTTGCGCATGATGTTGCCCCACGTGGTGCGCTGTGATTCATCCACCGTCACCATTTTGGTAATGCGGAG